CCTATCTTTTCTTTAGCAAAGAAAGAAACAGTGAATGGCACACTCGTAGAGTGGCAGGTTTGAATTGAGCCTCACTTAGTCGTAAGGCTAAGAAGTAAACTATGTGAACTCAGGGAAACCCCTAACGTAAAGACGAGGGCAATCCTGATCCAAGCCTGATTTATCAGGAAGGAGCAACGACTATTCCGAAAGGAAGTACATCTAAGTAGATGGAAGTGCATAGCCCCTACTAAGTAGGGTGAAGATATAGTCTGATCTTATAGGAAACTATAAGCTGATCGAAAGATCGGTCTGAGATTAACGACCTCAGGCGAACACAATGTCAAGAACTAGCTTCAGCAGGACAAAACAGTCTTTCTGAAGGTGCAGATGCGACTTACGCAACTCCAACTGCAACAACAAGACTTAACAACTACACTCAGATTGCAGGAAAAGACTTTGCAATCTCAGGAACATTGGAAAGTGTTGATAAGGCAGGAAGAGCGAAGGAAAGTGCGTATCAATCAGTGTTAAAAGGACTAGAGTTAAGAAGAGACATCGAGAAGATTGTCGGAGATCTAAACGTAGCTAAGTCAGGCTCAGAGCCTCGTAAGACAGCTACTCTAGTAACATGGATGACAAATGGAGATGCTTCTCCTTCTGACATTTCATTTGGTACTGGTGATGGTTCTGATGTTGCAGACTTAACTGGAACAGAGGCATCTTTGACTTTAGCCAAAATTGACAATGCTGTAACTCAAGCATGGCAAGATGGCGGTAGACCTCGTGTTTTAGTTTGTGATGCAACAAACAAGGCTAACATTTCTGACTTATCACAAGCAGGAACAAATCTTGTAACAAATCAGGTAAACACAACTCAAGGTCAAGCACCTTCATTTGTGGGTGCGACTTCAGTGTATCTAACTGACTTTGGTACATTAGAGTTAACACCATCAAGATTTATGTCTGATGACAAGTTATTTGTTGTTGATCCTGATCACATAAAGATCGGTACACTCAATGGCAGAAACTTTACTAAGACAACACTAGCAAGAACTGGTGATGCGATTAAAGAGCAAATCATCACTGAGTTTGTCTTGATGCCAACAGCACCAAAAGCACATGGTGCAGTTATTGGTTTATCAGGATCTTAATAACTAGCGATGAGAGGGCGATTAATTTCGCCCTTTCTATTTATAGGGGAAACAATGTCTAGAATATTATCAAGAAATCCATATTCGCAGAAGGAAACTTTTTGGCATGACAACAAAGATGGCACTTACACCATCGAAACAAAACAGCATATTAAAGAAGTTTTGGATGCTAATAAAAGAAAAGCAAATGACTACGAAAAAGGATCAATGATTGGTAACACTCAAAGGCACTGGCAACATATAGCCGAAATACCAAATAATTTATATCTAGAACTTATGCAAAAGTTTGGAGATCCAAAAGATAACCCTGAAGCCTCTAAGAAGTGGAAGCAGTGGCTTAACGATAGTGATAACAGATTTTTTAGAACTGGCGGAGGCTCGATGTGAGCATATCAACATATTCAGAATTAAAAACTGCGGTAGCTAACTTTTTAGCTAGAACAGATTTGACTGATCAAATACCTAACTTTATTCAGTTAGCTGAGGCTAGATTATCTAGAGAGTTAGAGACTAGAGATCAGGAAAAAAGAGCAACAGCAACTTTAACAAGTGGCGATGAGTTTATAGCTTTACCGACTGACATGAGAGAGATCAGGGAGATCAAGCTAAATACAAATCCAAACGTAGTTTTAGAATATAAAAGTCCAACCGCATTAGATACAGCTTACACTGGTGCTACTGGCAGACCAGTTGCATATTCTATTGTTGGTGCAGAACTAAAGATTAGACCAATACCTGATGATAGCTATACAGCCGAAATAATCTACATAGGTAGCCTTAGTGCTTTGTCAGATACTAATACAACAAATGTGATGTTAACTCGTCATCCTGATGCATATTTATCAGGGGCATTGGTTGAGGCTTATACTTATTTAATGGATGAACAAAGAGCATCTACATACGATGCTAAGTTCACAAGATCTATAGAAGAGATCAGGAAAGATGAACAGAGATCTCACTATGGAACTGGTGCTTTGCACATATCATCAATCTACGCAAAAATGTCATCATAGGAGAAATAAATGTCGGCAATGTCAGATTATCTAGAACTTAAATTTCTAGATCACTTTACTGGAACAGCATCAACTTCTGCTCCCTCAGCAGTATATTTAGGTTTATCTACAGCAAGCCTAAATGACGATAACTCAGGAACAGAATTGTCAGGAAGTGGTTATACAAGAAAGGCTATAACTTTTGCTTCTGCTTCAAGTGGATCAATAGCAAATAATAGTGCAGTTGAATTTCCTACTGCCACTGGCTCATGGGGTACAGTTTCTCATTTTGGGATTTATGATGCCAGTAGTTCAGGTAACCTTTTATTTCATGGTGCTTTTTCTGCATCAAAAGCAATAGCAAGTGGAGATATTTTAAAAGTAGCAAGCGGTTCTTTAACAATTTCTGCTACATAATTTAAGGCTTTATTATGGCTTTAGGTATTCCAAATCTAGATCAGATTACGCAAACTTTAGATAGTATATCAGGAAGTTTTGATAGCAATTCTGATATGCTAAAAATTGAGTGGTCTAACCCAACTCTAGATCAATTAGATAGTTGGGGGAATATTGATAGCCTCAATGCTTTAGGTAATATTGACAGTCTATCAAGTCTTGCGGTTTTGCAGGCTTCGGCAAGTATTTCTACGAGTGCAAGTGTAACTGCTGAAATACAATTTGCTATTGAGATTGCAGGCTCAGTCTCAACAAGTGCTAGTGCTAGTGCAAGTGCAGTTAAAGTTAGAACTGCTTCTGCAAGTGTTGCGACTGCTTCGACAGTTACATCAACCCCTACTAGAATTAGAACTATGGGGGCAACAACTGCTTCAGTTGGAACTATCACTGCGACAGCTAATTATACAGCAGGATTTGGTGCAAGTGTTAGCACAAATGCAACGATCTCAGGATCAGCTATCAGAGTGCAACAGCCTTCGGCTAGTGTGTCAACGACAGCGACAACAACTGCAACTGCAAATATTGTTGTATTGGCAAGTGGCTCTGCATCAACTGAGGCAAGTGTAACAGCAACACCTAACTACACTGTAACTGCTACAGCAAGTTCGGATACGACTGCAACTATAACTGCAAGTGCAAAGCTACTCGGAGAAGATTGGACTGAGATAGAAGATGGATCTGAGACATGGACTATACAAGGTGTCGGATCAGAAGTTTGGGCAATTCAAAATGTTGGAAGTGAGGTTTGGTTACAGCAATGATTAAGTTTGGTGAATGGTTGCCCGATCAACCTGATTTAGAAAATGCAGGAGTTACAGTTGCAAAGAATGTTATCCCTGCTATTTCAGGATATAGATCTTTTAATAGTTTTCAGGCTGTATCAAATGCAGGCGATGCACCCCTAAAAGGTATATTCGCATCAAAAGATAACTCAGGAAATGTGAAGTTATTTGCAGGAAACTCAACTAAACTTTACGAGTTTAATGCGTCTAGTTCTAATTTAACAAGCATTGGTAAGGGTGGCGGTTATAGTCTGACTGATGCCGAATATTGGAGATTTGTTCAGTTTGGCACAAGTGTTATTGCTTCAGGTGGTGTGGGAGAGACACTGCAAGAATTTACATTAGGAACTGACACTGCTTTTGCAGATTTAGCAAATGCACCAAAAGCTGATTTTTTAGCAGTTGTAAGAGATCAGGTTTGGACAGCCAACATTGATGAAGGATCAGGAAGAGTTCCATTTAGAACTAGATGGTCAGGTATAAATGATGCAACCAGTTGGACTGTAGGAACTGATCAGGCAGACTTTCAAGATATTGTGGATGCAGGAGCAATTACTGGATTAGTGGGCGGAGAATACGCAACAATATTGCTAGAAAAAGCCATATGTATTGCTCAATATGTAGGAACACCATTGATCTATCAGATTGATAAAGTTGAAACTCAGAGAGGTTGTGCTTACTCAGGATCAGTTGGGAATGTGGGCAGGCTTGTATTTTATTTGGCAGAAGATGGTTTTTATCAATTTGATGGTAAAGGCAGTACACCAATTGGTGCTGAGAAAATAAATAAATTCTTTTTTAAAGATTTTAATAGTGCATTTGATTTTAAAATGAGTTGTGCAGTAGATCCGCAAAACCAAATAGTTGCGTGGTCTTATGTGTCAAACTCAAACACCTCAGGAACAAGTCCTGATAAAATTTTAATGTATAATTATGCGGTAGGTAAATGGTCAATAGCTGAAGTATCGGCAGACCTTATCGCACCATTTTATACAGCAGGATATACCTTAGAAGGACTAGATAATTTAAGTGCGACACTAGAGGGTTTGCCTGCACCATTAGATAGTAATTTATATAAGGGCGGAAACTTTTTATTTGGTGGTAGTTTTTCAAATAAAATATTTGCATTCACTGGACAACCGCTAGATGCAACGATTGAGACAGCAGAGTTTGCTATCAATAAAGGTAAGCACTCACTTGTAACAAGAACAGTTCCATACTTCAGGGATGGCTCTGTAACAATGCAAGTTGGGGCAAGAGACAGACAAGATGATGACGTTACGTTTTCTACAGCAAACAGCCTGACTGATGAGGGATTTGTACAGCATAGATCTCAGGGAAGGTTTCATAGAGTAAGAATGAATATATCAGGCTTTTGGGATTTTGCTCAGGGAGTTGATATAGAAGGTCAGCCAATAGGCAGAAGATGACAAGAGTTAATAACTACAGAAGGCTATCTCCTATAGGTGATGAGCCACGAACAATATCAACAGTTGTAAATAATATTTTAGATGGAAAAGTAAACTCCACTGGTTCGGTAACATTAACAAACAGTGCGACAACAACAACATTGTCTGATGATCGTATTGGTGCAGATAGTGTGATTTTATTTATGCCGACTACTAGCCATGCTTCATCTGAAAATATTCATGTTACAGCGAGACAAAAAGGGCAGGCAACATTAAATCATGCAAATGCTTCGACCACTAGATCCTTCGACTACGTCATTTTTGGATGATGCAGATCGTTGCAAAAAATGGATTGTTGATGCTCTCAAGTATGCACACAACAGCCATACATTTGAACAAGTTATAGAGATCGTCAAAAGAGGCGATGCTCAGTTATGGGCATTTGAGGATAGTGCCATAGTTACTGAAATAATAAATTATCCGCAACGCAGAACTCTGCGGTTTTGGCTTGCAGGCGGTAATCTAGAAACACTTTTAGAGGTAGAGCCAAAAATAAGAAAATGGTCTATATTATATAACTGTAAGGCAGTTGAAATTATAGGTCGAAAAGGTTGGGGAAAAGTTTTGAAAGATTATGAACCAACTGCAACTGTTTTTATAAAGGAATATTGATATGTCAAAAGGTGGTGGCGGAGGAAGTTCAGGAACAGTAAATACTCAGGTTGAACCGCCTGCGTATGCAAAGCCATTTTTAGAATTTGGTTTGGCTCAGGCTAAAGACAGATTTATGGATGATATGCCTTCATACTATCCAAACTCAACTACAGTTGGTTTTAGTCCTGAAACTGAAATGTCTCTCAATATGGTCAGAGATAGAGCCTTAGATCCGAATAGCTTAACAGCTTCAAGTCAAAATGTAGTACAGCAAAATTTAATGGGTACTAATCCACTAATGAGTATGGCATTTAAGCCAGTTATCGACACAGTAGAAAGTCAGTTTGCAAAATCAGGCAGGCTTGGATCAGGTGCAAATCAGCAGGCTCTAGCTTCTGCTCTTGCCCCATATGCTTATCAGGCTCAACAAGATGCTCTTAAACTAGCACCGCAATATCAGAACTTAGATGCACAACAATTGGCACAAGTTGGATCTGCTAGAGAAGCTGATGCAATGGCTCAATTGCAGGATAATATTAATAGATTTAACTACGAGCAGAATATCGGTGATCAGAAGCTACAAAACTATATGAGTTTAGTAGGTGGCGGAACATTAGGTTCTAGCACTGTTCAGCCAGTATTTAGAAATCAGGGTGCTTCAGCCTTAGGCGGTGCTTTAGGCGGATCACAGTTAGCAAGTTTGGCAGGATTTAATCCGATGTATGGGGCAATCGGTGGCGGATTGTTAGGGTTATTATAATGAGTTTATTAGCAAATATTATAAAAAGACCTCCAATGGGATTATTAGGAAATGTTCCGATGCCTATGATGCGACCTCAAAATTTAAGAACTCCATCTAATCAAAACATGATGCCTGCTACACCTATGCCGATGGCTAGACCTAAAAATTTACCAACTCCTAATTTGTTATCCGCTCCAACAAACAACTTTGGCTTTGGTACTAGCTTTGACGATCCAAGAACTCAGGGCATATTAGGTGCAAGTATGGGTCTTTTAAATGCAGGCGGTTATACAACTATGCCAACAAGTTTTGGTCAGAATTTGGCTGAAGGATTGAAAATGGGCATGGGTGCATATAACTCAGCTAGAGACAAAGCTAACAAAAATAACCTACAAGTTGTTGGTGGATCTTTAATTGATGTTTCTGATCCAAGCAATCCAAAAATTGTTTATGAGGGTAACAAAAGTAAGCCAAAAACTAGCTTGTTAGGTGGTGGTAAATATGTAGCCACAACTGCTCCTGATGGAACTGTGACTTATGGCAAAAGTGGACTTTACGATACTATTATTGCTGACGAGAAGAGGGCAAAGGCTGAAAAGTTAGCTGATAGCAAATTATCAGGAACACTTCAAAAGGCTGAAACTGATGACATTTTCGCATTAGAAACTGCTAAAAACATCATGTCTGACATAGATAAGTTTGACCAGTTAATAACTGATGGAAAGCTAGAGTTTGGGGTTATGGATACTATTGGCGATTATATCTTAGGTGCTACTGGAATGCAGGGTGAAGAAGAAAGAAACTCATCGCAATTTAAGTCTTTTATACAAAAGTTAAGAAATGACAGTTTAAAATTAGCAAAAGGTATTCAGACAGATGCCGATGCTGAAAGAGTTATGGGCGAACTTTTTGATGCTTTTGATAGTAATGATAATGAAACTGTTCAGCAAAAACTTAGAGAAATCAAAAAAATTAATAAAAGAAGTATTGCTATAAGGAAAAAATCAATAGTCAATAGAAGAGATGCTCAAAATGTAAAGCCATTCGATTTTTCAAAATTAGGCAGTATTACAACTCCTGACAGCAACTCTACTCCTAATATTGGGTTTAAAATAAAGGAGAAGAAGTAATGGTTGAGGTTGAAGTTGATGGAATTGGTACAATACAGCTTGACGATAGTTTTCTACAGTTATCTAAAGAAGAACAGCAAAACTTTATTAACAAAATCGCTTCTGATAGGAAAGCAATAAAAAAAGAAGAATTAAGTTTGGGAGACAGTCTTGCAGGCGGTGCAAGAGCATTGGGTCAAGGTGTTACTTTAGGCTTCGGAGATGAAATTGAAGCAGGGTTAAGAACTGGCTTTGGTTTGTTAGGTGATTACGACAAAACTGTTAAAAATGTTCGTGGAAACATAAAAAATTTTAGAGAAGAAAATCCTCTTTTATCTTTGGGTTTAGAATTAACTGGTGGTCTTGCTACTGGCGGTTTAGGAGCAGGAAGAGTTGCAGGCACAGCTTTAGGAAGAAACATTATAAATAAAGTTGGCACAACTGGATTTGGTGGAGCTGTTGGGGCAACTGAAGGTGCTATTGCAGGAGCAGGATCGGCTGATGGAGATTTAGGAGATAGAGCAGTCGGTGCTTTAGGTGGTGGTGCTTTAGGTTTAGGATTTGGAACTGCCCTACCCTCAGTTATCAATTTAGGTGGTAAGGCTCTTAATAGAGGTGCTTATGCAGTCGGATTGAAGTCTGACGATGCTATCCAAAAAGGTGCTGATGAAAAGGTTTTGCAGGCTTTTAATAGAGCAAAACTTACTCCTGAGGATGTCCAAAAGTCTTTAGACGATGCCTTAATTCCTGACACAATGATTGCTGATGTTGGCGGAGAAGCTACAAGAAGATTAAGTCGTGCTTCAGCTAATGTTAGCGGTGAAGGTGCTGATATTGCAACCAAAGCCTTAGACGAAAGACAGTTAGGTTTAGGCGATCAAATTGCTGATGATGTAGGTAGTATTTTAGGTGGCAACAAAAGTTCAGTTGAAGCATTAGAAGAGATTGCTGATAGACAAAAGTTAAATGCAAATAATGATTATGACAAAGCATTTAATTTAGATGGCAAGCCAGTAACAGTAAATTCTGATAAGTTAAAAGACTTTGTAAATCTTCCTGCATTTGATGAGGCATTCGATCAAGCTAGAAACTTAGCAAAATTAGATGGATTTAGTTTTCCTGACAAAATCAATGATTTTAGTAAGCAGGCAAATTTTAGTCTCAAAGAATTACATTATATTAAAATGGGTGTAGATGAGGTTTTAGGACTAGCTAAAAGAGGCAACTCAAAGACTTCTATTGGTAAGGGATTGCAAAGAGGTCTTAACAAAAAAAGAGCAGAGTTTATTAAAATAATAGATGATGCCTCACCTAAAGTTAATGGTGAAAGCTCTTACAAGATTGCAAGAAACAAATTCGCAGGGGATGCTAAAATGGCTGAAGCTGTTGAGGAAGGCGAAAAGTTTTTTAAGTATAAGCCTGAAGAACTAGATAGAATTATTAGCAAAATGAGTGCTAGTGAAAAAGAGGCATTTCGCATTGGTGTTGCTGATGCACTTAGAGCAAAAGTTGAAAATACAAGAGACTTAGCTGATGCAGGCAAAAAAATATTTGGAAACAAGAGACAAAGAAATCAATTAAAAGCAACTTTCCCTGATGCTAAATCTTTTGAAATGTTTGAAAAAAGAATGATTGAGAGAGCAAATCAGACAATAACAAGAGCAAGAACTGGTGCAAATCAGGGTAGTAGGACTGCTCCATTAATGGATGATATTAATGATTTAGGTCAAGATGCTATTACCTCAGTCGCAACAAGAGGAATTGTTCCAACCGCACTAAATGTTGGTCAGAGATTATTAGATAACAGTGCGATGCCTTCTAAAATAGGCTCTCGATTAGCACCTGACTTATTTTCAACTGATCCTGCTGTACAAAGAGCATTTTTAAATAGGCTTAAAGGTTTAAGTGCAACTGAAAAAGATAGGCTAATGAAGTCAGCAAGAAATATGGCTATTGCAACTGGAACAGTTGGATCACAATTAGGCTTACTAACTGGAGATAGGTAAAAATGGCAAAGACGAATATCACACAATATAGTGCAACTCCTTCGAGCAACACCGATATTAACAGTATAAATATCGATGAGAATTGTCCTGCTAGTGGATTGAACAATGCCATTAGAGAGTTGATGGCACATTTGAAGAACGTAGACACTGGCTCTCAGGCACTAACAAGTCCAAGTTTTACAGCTATGTCTACCGATACTATTAGTGAAAAAACTTCAGCAAATGGAGTGTCTATTGATAGTGTTACACTAAAGGATGGAGAATTAGGAACTTCAGCTAGTCTAGTTCCAATAAACTCATCAAGCCTAAATGGTGGTCAATTTGGTGTTTATAATATGATAATCAATGGAAATATGGCTATAAATCAAAGAAATGCTACGTCAGGTGTTACATCAGGATATTTTGTTGATAGATTTAGATTATCAGGCTGTAGTGCTTCTGCTGTAATAACAAGTAATACACCAACAGAATTTCCAACTGCTATAACTGTTAGTGCTACATCAGGTAATCCAATAGTTACACAAAGGATTGAAAGCAAGAACGTACAACATTTGTCAGGTAAAACTGTTACAGCGAGTTTTTATGCCAAGAATATATCTAATGCTACAACATTATATGCAAGTTTACAGTATGCAGGCAGTGCAGATAATTGGGGTTCAAGTACAACAATATCAGAACAAAATTTAGGTAGCCTTTCATCTGATTGGGTAAAATACACTGCATCATGGACTGTTCCATCAGGAGGATTAAATGGTCTTGCACTTAATATTTTATGTGCGGGTTCAAGTACATTTACTATGGGTGTTACTGGAGTGATGTTGCAAGAGGGTTCTGTAGCTACACCATTTGAGCATAGGTCATTTGGGGAAGAACTAGCTTTGTGTCAGAGGTACTTTTACGTTCTTGCTGATGGCACAAGAGGAATGAACGATCATCTTGGCTCTGGTCATTATTATGGAGCAAGTGGAATATATTTTTCTGCATTTCCACCAGTTGAAATGAGAGCAACACCAAGTATGATAACAACTGATGCTACAAATCATTATATAGCTTTTAGTGCTGGTGCGTCAGACCATTTTGATACTTTGGGTTTAGGTGGTTCTACTAGTAGAAGTGCTTTAGAAATAGTAAGTGGTAGTAGTGGCACAAGTGGTACTGTAGGTAACCCTTGTTTCTTAAGATTAGGTGGTACAAGTAATACTGCAAAAGCACACTTTAATGCAGAATTATAGGAGTTCTATATGAATATTAATACAGTACAAAAACAATTAGACTTAATAACTAATAAATTTTGTAGTTATAAAGTTACTTTAGTCGGAGATGATGAAACAGTTTTATCTATCCCATTAGACCCTGATAACACAGACTACCAAGCAATCCAAGAATGGGCGAAGATTGATGGAAATACGATAGAGGAGGCTGATTAATGGCAAAAGACAAAATCACCGAGTACGATGCAACCGCAGACAATAACACTGTA